ATTGCACCTAGTGCTTCTAGTGCAGAGGAGGCTTCCTCTAAAATACCTAGTGTGCAAACTAAAGCTAGAAAAACTTCTACTCAAGTACAACGTAAAGCTAGAGCAGATGCTGCTGCTAAACGTAAAGCTGCACTTAAAAAACCTGCTAAAGAAGGTAGTCTTGTTGGTGATGCTGGTAAGCCTAGTAACCGTAGAGCAGCTAAAGATGCGAATACAACTGCACGTAAAAAAGCTATTGAAAGGGCAGTATTCATGGCGATTACCTCAGCAGCAGAAGCTAATAAACCTACACGTCCTAAGCTACGTCCAAAAACTAAAGATATATCTTTAAGAACTTATTTGAATCAGGAAATAAAAAAGAAAAAATCTACTGTAGCAAAAGAAAAAGCTAAAGCTAAAAAGGGTGGATACACAAGTATTGCTTCAGCTAAAAAAGCTAAAAGCCTTTATTACATAAAAGATGGCAAACCAATGGCTGCAGTCTACAAAGAAGAGTTAAAAGGAAAATAAAATGTACGGGACAAAAAAGAAAACCAAAGGTTATAACAAAGGCGGATCAATGCCTATGGTTATGAAGAATGGTAAGAAAGTACCAGCCTATGCTGCTGATGGTATTGGCAAAATGAATAAAGGTGGTATGACCAAAAAGAAAACTTCAGCTTATGCTAAGGGTGGTATGCAGTCTAACCCCGGTTCAGTCAACACTTCTGTAACTGCAAGCTATCCAGCTAAAGATTCTATTATTAATAGAGAACCTATGAAGAAAAAAAATGTCATGACTTACAACATGGGTGGCATGGTCAAATCTCAAGTGGATAACCTTAAGAAGAAAAATGCATAACGGGTTTGCAATCTTGTATGTAGTATGATACACTAACTTGTGGTATAACTGTCTCTGGTCAAAAGGAGATATACCATGTTTAAACAATTCATTAAAGTACTACAAGATCACCAAATGCGTAGAGTACAATACTGGCAGTTAGTTAATATGTCAGACTCTGCTCTTAAAGATATAGGAGTAACACGTGGCGAAATTAAAGAAAAGTTCTACGGTAAAGACTACACCTAAAGCAAAGCCAAGAGGGTATGCTAAAGGTGGTTCAACTGTAAATGCGGCGGGTAATTATACTAAGCCTAGTATGCGTAAGCGTCTTGTCGCATCCGTTAAGGCTGGCGGCAAAGGAGGAAGCCCCGGCCAGTGGTCGGCTCGTAAAGCTCAAATGGTTGCCAAACAATACAAAGCAAAAGGTGGAGGATACACGTAATGAAAGTAGAAGCACCTAAAGGCTATCATTGGATGAAACAAAAAGATGGTAGTTTAAAACTAATGAAACATGACGGTAAGTTTGTCCCTCACAAGGGGGCAAGCCTTACTGCTAATTTTGCTATACAGAAAAAACATGACAAAAAGTAAACCTAAAAAGATGAATACAGGTGGACTAGCTAAAAGCCAAAAAAGTCTTAAGTCTTGGACTAAGCAAGATTGGAGGACCAAGAGTGGTAAACCCTCAACACAAGGGTCAAAAGCCACCGGCGAGAGATACCTTCCTGCTAAGGCTATTAAGTCTCTTAGTGATTCTGAGTATGCTGCTACAACCCGTGCCAAACGAAGAGGCAAGGCTGCGGGTAAGCAGTTTGTGGCTCAACCTAAGAAGGTTGCGAAGAAGGTAAAACCCCACAGGAAAGTAACATGAGAAAACTCACAGAAAAACAACAGCTATTTCTTGACGTGCTGTTTGAAGAGGCACAAGGTGATCCTGTGCAAGCTAAACGTCTTGCAGGGTATGCTAATACTATGTCCTCTACAACTATCACTGCTGCATTACAGGACGAAATTGCTGAACTTACTAAGAAGTTTATTGCCACTGCTGGTAGTAAAGCTGCATACTCTATGATGCAGGTTATGACTAACCCCACTGATCTTGGCAATAAAGAAAAGATGGCAGCAGCTAAAGATTTCCTTGATCGTGCTGGCTTTGTAAAGACAGATAAAGTAGAAATTAAAGCTGAAAACCCTGTATTTATATTACCACCTAAAAATGAAAGTTAATAAAACTTGGAAGCTCCCTGAACCAGAGCTAGTGGATGGTGAGTATGAATGGTTGTCTGTCGTTAGAGTAGGCAGAGTTGTGCCATTTGGCTATAGACAAGACCCTGAAGATGATGATATACTACTACCAATCCCAGTAGAGCTAGAAGCTTTAGAAGAAGCTAAGAAGTATCTAAAGCAATACAGCTATAGAGATGTAGCCAATTGGTTGAGTGAGAAGTCAGGTAGATACATTTCTCACGTGGGTCTAATGAAGAGAGTTAAACTTGAACGAAAACGTAAAGCAGAAGCTTCAACGCAACGCTATTACGCTGAACGCTACAAAGAAGCGGCGGCAAAAGCGGAAACCCTCGAAAGAAATCGTATCGGAGCCAGAGCTTCAACCAGTTCCAGCGAGAGTGAAGCCAGAGCCGATTGATGTAGAAAAAGCTCAAGACGTTATCTTTGAGCCTAATCCCGGCCCTCAGACAGACTTTCTTTCAGCATCAGAACAAGAGGTACTATATGGTGGGGCGGCTGGTGGTGGTAAGTCTTTTGCTATGTTGGCCGATCCTGTTAGGTATTTTAATAATCCACTATCTTCTATGCTGTTGGTACGGAGAAGCACAGAAGAACTCAGAGAACTTATCTCAGTCTCCAAACAGCTCTACCCAAGAGCAATCCCCGGGATTAAGTTTATGGAACGTGATAAGACGTGGGTAGCTCCAAGCGGTGCTACTCTTTGGCTTTCATATCTAGACAGGGATGATGATGTACAAAGATACCAAGGACAAGCTTTTAACTGGATTGGTTTTGATGAACTTACACAATGGCCTAGCCCTTATCCTTGGAACTATATGAGGTCTCGCCTACGTACTACTAAGAATAGTGGTCTAGGTTTATATCAAAGGGGAACTACTAACCCCGGCGGAAGTGGGCATCAATGGGTTAAGAAGACTTTTGTAGACCCAGCTCCACATAATACTAGCTTTGATGCTACTGACATGGAAACAGGAGAGGTTATTGCTTGGCCTAAAGGTCACTCAAAAGAGGGTCAACCATTGTTTAAGCGCAGGTTTATTCCTGCTACTTTATTTGATAACCCGTACTTAGCTGATGATGGTCTATACGAAGCTAACCTATTGTCACTACCAGAGCATCAACGTAAGCAACTACTTGAAGGTAACTGGGATGTAAATGAAGGTGCTGCTTTTCCTGAGTGGAATAGACAAGTACACGTAATAGAACCCTTTGAGATACCTAGAAGCTGGTCAAAGTTTAGAGCATGTGACTATGGGTACGGTTCTTACTCAGGGGTTGTTTGGTTTGCTGTATCTCCTGATGAACAACTGATAGTTTATCGGGAAATGTATTGCTCAAAGGTCATAGCTACTGACCTAGCTGATATGATACTAGAAGCAGAGGACGGAGAGAAGATACGCTATGGAGTACTTGACTCATCTCTTTGGCATAAACGTGGAGACACTGGCCCAAGTCTAGCTGAACAAATGATTATGCAAGGCTGTAGGTGGAGACCTGCTGATAGGTCCAGAGGTTCAAGGGTAGCAGGTAAGAATGAAATACACAGAAGGTTACAAGTAGATGAGTTTACTGAAGAACCACGGCTAGTATTCTTTAATACTTGCACTAATACTATATCACAAATACCAGCACTACCTCTGGATAAAAATAACCCTGAAGACGTAGACACACACTCAGAAGATCACCTGTACGATGCAATTAGGTACGGGGTTATGACAAGACCAAGAAGCAGTTTGTTTGATTTTGATCCTGCAACACAACGATCAGGCTTCCAAGCAAGCGACCCAACGTTTGGTTATTAAGGAAATACTATGGACGAATTTGAAGAAAGCATGGGAATGGACACTGAAGAGGCAAGCTCTTTAGAGGACATGAAAGAAGATACATACAGTGATCCTCTTGCAGGTACTATTGTAGGTCTTGTACAAAAACAATACAAGAAAGCTTCTGATGCAAGAGAGACAGAAGAAAACCGTTGGGTACAAGCATACCGTAATTATCGTGGTATCTATGGGCCTGATGTACAGTTTACTTCCACAGAAAAATCTCAAGTATTTGTTAAAGTAACTAAGACTAAAGTACTTGCAGCTTATGGTCAAATCATTGAAGTACTCTTTGGCAACAACAGATTCCCAGTTACTGTAGATCCTACTACCTTACCTGAAGGTGTGGCTGAGTCTGTACACTTTGAATCCAATGATGAGATAAAGAAAGCACAGGGTCCAAGCCTAGAGGATACAAGACTACTTCCCGGCGAGACTATGACTGACCTTAAAGAACGTCTAGCTGGTCTAAAGAATAGCCTAGCCCCTGTAGAGGATCAACTTAAAGAAGGTGTGGGTAGTACACCTACACAGATTACATTTCATCCTGCTATGGTAGCAGCTAAAAAGATGGAAAAGAAAATCCATGACCAACTTGATGAGTCTAATGCAAACAAACAGTTACGTGTAGCTGCCTTTGAATGCGCCCTGTTTGGTACAGGCGTAATGAAAGGTCCGTTTGCTATAGACAAAGAGTATGCTAATTGGAATGATGAGGGAGAATATACCCCTACTATTAAAACTATCCCTCAAACCTCTAGTGTATCTCTTTGGAATTTCTATCCTGATCCTGATGCAGCCAATATGGATGAGGCTGAGTATGTAGTAGAACGTCATAAAATGTCACGTACTCAACTGCGTAACCTTAAAAGACGTCCTTTCTTTAGGAGCAATGCTATTGATCTTGCTGTATCTGATGGTGAGTCCTACACTAAAGAATGGTGGGAACAAGCTATGGAAGATGATGCTCAGGAATCTAAAGCTGAACGTTTTGAAGTCCTTGAGTTTTGGGGTAGTGTAGATACAGAAGTTCTTGAAGGACATGACATAGATATCCCTGCAGAACTAGCAGATATGGATCAAGTTAATGTAAACATCTGGGTATGTAATGGTAAGGTATTGCGTTTGGTTATGAATCCATTCACTCCTTCTATGATTCCTTACTATGCAGTACCATATGAAGTAAGCCCATACAGTTTGTTTGGTGTAGGTATTGCTGAGAATATGGATGATACACAGACATTGATGAATGGCTTTATGCGTATGGCTGTTGACAATGCTGCACTATCTGGTAATATGTTGATTGAGGTGGACGAGACTAACCTAGTTCCCGGCCAAGACCTTTCAGTATATCCCGGTAAAGTCTTTCGTCGCCAAGGCGGTGCGCCGGGACAAGCTATCTTTGGCACTAAGTTTCCCAACGTATCTAATGAGAACATGCAGATGTTTGATAAGGCACGTGTATTAGCAGACGAGAGTACAGGCTTTCCTAGCTTTGCTCATGGTCAGACAGGAGTACAAGGTGTCGGACGTACAGCTTCTGGCATTAGTATGCTCATGTCTGCTGCTAATGGTTCTATACGGAATGTAGTTAAGAATGTAGACGACTACCTACTAGCACCACTAGCTAAAGCATTCTTCAACTTTAACATGCAGTTTGATTATGACGAAGAAATTAAAGGCGATCTTGAAGTTAAAGCACGTGGTACTGAAAGCCTAATGGCTAATGAAGTACGTAGTCAACGCCTAATGCAATTCCTTGGTGTGGTACAAAACCCTGTACTAGCACCCTTTGCTAAGATGGATTACATTGTACGTGAGATTGCTAAGTCTATGGATCTTGACCCTGATAAGCTGGTCAACTCAATGGGTGATGCTGCAGTACAAGCAGAGATACTTAAGAAGTTTCGTGAAGAGAATCCACCACCACCTCAACCACAAGCAGGACCACCAGCTCCACAAGGAGGCCCACCAGCAGGGGCACAGGTACAGGACACTCAAGGTAGCGGAGGGGGTACTATAGGTACAGGCACAGCACCTCAGCCGGGAGAACAAGGCTTCTCAGCTAACACTGGACAAGGACCAATGCAGTGAGTTTAAAACTATTAGTAAATAACCCAGAAGCATGGAATGCATTTGAAGCTGAACTAGATGAACGCATTCAGGCCAGTTACAAAATGTTTTCTCAGTCGGATGAATCTCATGTAATGTATAGAATACAGGGACAGATACATGCACTGCAAGCTTTAAAGCAACTTAGACTAAAGGTTAATGCTAATGGCTGAACAATCTTTAGGGTTAGAATCTGTACCTTTTTTTAAAAAACCATTAGATGCTAGTGAGTCAGACCGTATTGTAGGTCAAGATGATGCTGGTAATTTTGTGTACCAAACATTTTTAGGTAACAGATATACTGTAGCCCGTGACCCTGATCAACGTACTACTCGTACAAAGATTGAAGAAGATGTTATACCTGCAGTAAAAGCTTATGCAGAAAATCCAAGGCTACCCACAGGAGAAGAGGTAGTAGGTGCAGGTAAAGCTATAGTAGAAGGTGCAGTAGAAACAGCAAGTATTCCCGGGGATCTACTTACAGGTAAACGTAGTCCTACAGATGTACAGATGGGAGATGCTTTTGATATTGCTGGCGGTGCTTCTGTAGGAGCTGGCTTACAAACCCTTCCTGATAATGCTGTTGGAAGTATGGTAGGTGCTTTCAGACGTAAAGAAAAACCTTATGTTGAAAAATCTATTGGTATTAATCTTAACTTAGATAAAACTCTATCTTTAAAAGATGCGTTTGGTGAAGAAGGTGTAGAAAATTTTTATGCTATTAAAAATCCTGCACGTTCTGGACGTTTTGCTTTTGCCAATAAAATTTTTGACGGTGTAAACATAGGAGATTTTTTAGAAAATGTGTACTCAAAGTTAGACACTAAAAAACTTTCTGAACCCCGTGTTCAAGGTAAATTTTTATCCTCTTCAGGGGAAGATATAATTAAAAAGTATTCTGATAAATTAGTTTTTGATTCTTTAGAAAATATTATAGCTAAAGGTTCTTATTATCCAGACAATTTTTCTGAAGTTTTACCAGACAATATTTCTGACGCTTTATCTGATAACTTTATAAAACTAGTAGATAATCTTCGTAATCAACAGTTTAATCTTGATGAAAGGGCTAAGTTTAAAAATCTTAGACCTTATGATATATCCCCTGTTAAAGATAATATCTTTGTACCAACAGAAACAGAACTAGCATTTCCTTCCCCTCGTTTAGAGCAAAAGACAGATACTTC